CAAACTGGGGTCAGGATTACTGGATTGGAAAATGAAAGTCCTGGCACTAGTACGTTTAATATGTGGTATACTGTAGATGGATCTGCAAGTGCAGATACATTATATTCGATTTCAACTGCTGGATTATCGTATCAACAAATTGCTTCCAATTTGGAAAATAATTATACTACGAATATTGCAACTACAATTGGTGCTCAGCGTAGTTTTTATTTGACTCAAGTTAGCATTGTTAACAATGCTCAAATTGTGTCATCGATAGATTTTCGCGATATGTATATGCATTTGTTGGTTAAATCTGATTTTAAAGTTCAAAATCGTACAATTGCTAGTGGTCTTGATGGTTCTAATGCCGAAAATGTTGCTAATCAACCGTTGTATGGGAAGTCATATAGTGGTAAAGGTAATGGTTTGTTAAGTCGTATTGATAATACGACTGCTAATGCTGCTAAGTCGTTGATTTGTGGTTCTGGTACAGCTATATTGGGATATGCTCCTAGTTCGACTGCTTTATGGTTGAAGGAGCCTCCTTTGCCGACATTGTTTACGCCTAAACCGAAAGTTTCTAGAGCTTCGTTAGAACCTGGACATATTAAAACTAGTCAATTGTTGTCTTATACTAAAATTAAACAAACACAATTTTGGAATGTTTTTGTTCCTATTACAACTGGTGGTATTTTACAAAATCGAATGGGCAAATTTCGTATTTTGTCTTTGGAGAAGATGATTACTACTTCCGCTGATGATACTAAGCCAACAGTAGGTATTGAATGCAACACCAGGCTGGGAATGATGTTTTCTCGTCCGGGTGCTACTGATTGTGCTGAAATTATTGAAGATCAAACTTATTCGTGATTTATTAAAGTTCGAAGTGTGTTATTGTTAGACGCCTTAATAAAGCAGCTTTTGTTTCTTCGTCTAAATCAGGGTACCATTCACGGGGGTCGAGATTGCTTGTGATCCATATGTGAGTTGCGGCAAGGACGACACTCGAACCTTTAACTTCGACGACCACAGGGTATCTGTCGAACCATCGTAAGATATGGGCGACATCGATTCCACCTCGAAATTCGTCGATAACAACGTGTTTGTGACTACGGTAACCATCCCAGAACTTGGTCCTTGGATCCTTAGGGAAAGCATCGAAACCGGCTTCGTCCCAGGCGCGTCGAGATTTCCCTGTACCAGTTCTGCCCCAGTACACCGTAATCGTTCGTTCAATTCCAATTGGCTCCATATGGTCAACAGCAATTCTTTTGAAGTTGCCGTAAAGTCGACAATATATGTCGGCCGGGATATCGTCCAACCGTCCACGTTTTGCGGATTCACGAACGGCATTCCAATCCGTACTAACACCTCTTCGAACGGGTATGTTTCCAAGTTCGAATCGGGTGTTGTCAATGGCTGTGTCGTCCTTCCAAACATACTCGCGGGCAGCATCAGATCGGGTAGGTTCGGCATGGGCCGAATCCCCAAAGATTGCCTTGACACCGCGTAGTCGGATCTTTCGTTGGAAGTGGACGATGAGTTGCCAGTGAAGAAATCCTCCATCTCCGCGTTCAAGTTGTCCGCGGATGTAGTCGACAGTTGGGGGGAGGTATGGTAAGAAATCGGCATGTCGGATAGTTAGTAGCCAAAAACGAGCTTGGTTCATGAATTGAAATTGGCTCACTGGATCGCTGCTATTTATACTATTTGCGTGGGAAAACCGATTATAAGCGAATTCACACGCCGATTGTCTGAGCTTGAAGATATTTCATGCGTTCCCACGGAAATTCATGCGTGGGAATTATTTTAAACTCCGTCTTGATGTTGGGGGCAGGGGACCCAACTGAAAGACCACTGAGCTCCGCCCAGCGGCGCAGCCAACAGCGGGATTGTCATAGTAAAGCTCCGCCCATCGAGTCGAGTCGAGCCGTCTAGTATTACTTACAGTAAGACGGCTCACTCGCTCGCTATGCTCAAAACCGCGAAAGATGAAATTTTAATTTCAATTTTGTAGTTATATGCCCAAACGATCTAGTGATACTGAAATGACACGAGGTGGATATCGCAGGCGTTTGTCTCCTACAGCTAGTGGTGCTGTTAGAAATTTGGCAGCAAGATTTGCTGAAAATGTTGCGAAAAATGTTGGTACTCAAGTTGGAAAAAAAATATATAAAGCAACGATTGGAACGCAAACTGAAACCAAGACGAAGAAAAGCAGAAATAGTTATAGAAGTTCTGCGCAAAAGGGTGAAAGTGCAGGTTTTTTTTCGAAGAAGAAGAAAAAAAATATATTTGCTAAATATACACGTAAAGGTGTTGTATGTACTCAAGAAGTTGGACAAGTTGTGACTGGTACTTTGTCATCTTGGCCTGTATATGTTGGACATTCAACATTGGGTTCTGTTGCTTTTGTGATTCGAAGTTTTTTTCGCTGTTTGGTACGGGAAGCATATACGCAAACTGGGGTCAGGATTACTGGATTGGAAAATGAAAGTCCTGGCACTAGTACGTTTAATATGTGGTATACTGTAGATGGATCTGCAAGTGCAGATACATTATATTCGATTTCAACTGCTG